CCCATCATGTTATGTTTAACATGATATGAACGTTTTTTTGGATGTCTCTTAGCTCGCATTGAAGCTAAAGCACGTGCTTGATTTTTTGTAACTGGCATCTATATAATAAAAATAAAAAATAAAAATAAATTAATTTTTTTAATTTATTATATATGCCACAAAAAAAGAAACCATACAAAAAATACTATAAAAAACAAACTGCTAAAAAATCACGATCAGTAAATCCTGAAATAAACAATATAGTCAAGGATATCGGATCCTCAATTGGCAGTTTAGCAGGAAGCTTCATCCCCATAATAGGATCACCTATTGGCTCATCTTTAGGAAGAACCGCCGGAGATGTAGGTCATCGACTCTTCAAATTGATAACTGGATACGGAGATTACCATCTAATTAACGTAGATGAAATAAGAAACAATAGAGACTATTTATTTGGAAAATACGGATACGGATATGCATACGATCCTACAAACAAATGTCTAATACCTATTGAACCTAACGGATTAATAGAAAATTCTGAATGTATATCTGTTAATGACAAAGCAAAACAAGATAAAGACCATCAAGAATATTACAAAAATCACGAAAAAAGAAAAATGAAAAATTACTATTCGAAAAAATTCAAAGATTAAATTTATTATTTTCATGTCACTAAAATTGATCCATAATATGATCATAATTAATTATTATTTTTTTTTCTGGTGCTATTATATATAATGAGCCACCCAGAAATAATTAATTTAATTTCAGACGACGATGTGGTGGGGGGTAATACTATACCCCCACCACCATTCACCGAAGAAGACTTCAAAGAAACAAAAAACGATTATAATGGTGAAGCAAGAAACTGGATCTTCACATTAAATAATCCTAAACCAAAATTTTACCAAAATGCAAAATTCTTCGAAGAAACTGATAAAATCAATTTCTACTTTTATTCTATTGAAAAAGGAGAAAAAGGAACAATACATGCCCAAGGTTTTCTCCAATTAGAAAAAAAACAAAAACTAAACTGGCTAAAAAAACACCTAAACAGTCGTTGCCACTTCCAAATAATGAGATCCACTTATGAAGACAATATAAACTATTGCTCCAAAACTGACACTCATATTGAAGGACCTTATACTAAAGGAACCTTTCAAAGACAAGGTCAAAGAAATGATTTGACTAACTTTGTTGAGCAAATAAAAAAAAACGGTAAAATATCATATGACATGAAAATGTCATCAACTTACGTACAATATTATCGAGGACTCGACAAAATTGAAAAAATTGCTATTACCGAAACTAAAAAACAAATAGAACTCAAAAATTATGAAAATTGTGAGTTGAACCCTTTCCAATTAACATGGAAACATCTAATCGAAAATCAAAATGATAGAGAAATATTATGGATTTACGATCCAGAAGGTAACGCAGGAAAAACCTTCTTCTGCGATTATATGGTTGCAAAACACAATGCATTTAAATGTGAAAACAATGCAAAAAGAGATGTTATGCAATCATATAACGAACAAAAAATTGTTCTAATAGATCTTGGTAGAACCGAAGAAACTACATACAACTACAATATGATTGAAAAATTTAAAGATGGAAACATTTTTAAACAAAAATATGAAAGTGAAATCCTACATATCAAAGGTATAAAACTTGGAGTATTCTCAAACAATTTACCTGATATAAACGCATTATCACTAGATAGATGGAGATTATTAGAAATCAAAGAAAACCAAATGATTAAAATCCCAATAATTCATAAACCAAAAAGAAAAAACTACACTGTAGACCCTTCTTGTTTCGAATAAACCATCCTCTAAACATCACAATCATTTCCGCTTGTTCACCCAGACATCCACCGGAGCCCCCCCAGTTGGAAGAATTCCTGCGCGTGAAAAAAACTCCTTCGGAGATTTTTTCATGCTCAGAACCCTTCCAAATGCTGGGTGGCTCCGGAGGATGATCTGGTGAACTAAGCGTCATTTTTTGTGATGTTGAGTTCACCAGAGGATGAATTCTTTCTCAAATAACATCACCAAAAAAAATAGATTAAAGTCTTAAATCACCAAACTCATCATCGATAGATTGTTCAGATAAATGATCATGAGACATAATCCAATAATCATTGATTAATTCCTCACGCAATTTAACTATCTCTACAGTATATTTACAAAACATATCAAAAGCCTGATTTAACTGAGTCAAATCATCAACATTTCCATCACAAACCATATGATCAACAAATGATACATACCAATCATCAAACTTTTCATGTAAAAGATCGATTCTGTGAATAATATCTTCCTCTAACTGCATATATATAAGCACCGGAAATTTTTTTCAAAATTAATTATTAAATGGAATTGACACAATATACAAATCAAAAGCTGTAGGACTTGCTACTAAAGTACCACCTGAAACAGTCAAAAGTCCACCATTTGTACATGATACAAAATATGATTGATACTGTCCTGTAGAAGTTACATTAATAGCAGAATATGGTAAAGTATTCTGAGCTACAATATTAAGTGCTACAGCACCTGCAGATGGTGTAAATGTTACAGCTGAATATGCAGTTGAATTACCTTTTAATGCATATAAAACCATAACACCTCCAGTATACCAAGATGGTATCGTAATTGTTGTATTAGTTAACACTGTACCAAAATTACTAGATGATGACACAGCCGGAATTGGACTGTCAAAATAATATGTTGTCGATAAGTTAGTACCTGCACTATGATAATGATCACCATAATTTAACCCAGTCATATTAAGACGAGGTTTTAATAATCGTACCTTATATGAACACCATAATTCCGCAAACTTTACTGAGGTTCCCTGAAACCCTCCAGAAACTAAATTAAGAACACCCCAATCATAAAGACGTAAGTCTTGTGTTCCTGAAACAGCTCCAGTTCTAACATTAAGAATAGAACCAAAAGTAGTTTCTTTCCTATCACATTCAACTGGACATATAATAGATTGTGAAGGTTTACACGATACTGCAAATTCATAATTTTCAATTTGTTGTTTTGTCACAAATGGAGCACCATTAGCATTATACTGAACAGCTGCAGCAACATAACCAAGTGCAGTATTTGTACTATTTAAAGCATCACTTGAAATAGATTTAACTTCAAATACCATTCCCATCAACTCATATTCTTCATAATTACCTGCTACAGCTGACAACCAAGGAAATGTTGCCGCTAAGCCAGGATTAATATTAAACGTAGTATTAAGAAATGTAGCCGCGGATGAAGATGAAACTAAATCAGTTATATATTCTCTATGATAAATGATTGTTTCCCTCTTCTTTACTTGAAAATCAGGGACAGAATCTACTGCCAACTGATTTCCTTCAAGAGCATAGGCACCTTTGCCTTTAATGCCCATCATGTTATGTTTAACATGATATGAACGTTTTTTTGGATGTCTCTTAGCTCGCATTGAAGCTAAAGCACGTGCTTGATTTTTTGTAACTGGCATCTATATAATAAAAATAAAAAATAAAAATA